AAAGAACAAGCTAAATTAATTGCTAAAGGAGAAAACACACCAAGTAAAATGGCTGTGCTTTACAGACAAATTGTAGGTCGTGCATTTACAGACGGCATCATTGATAAAGAAGAAAGAGATCAAGTTTTAGGTGAATTAAAAAATGCTGAAAATCAATTAGCTCAAGGTTCAACAACTAATCAAAGAACAATAGTAAATTTACCTGATGTTACACCTAGTAATTTTCCAGTGATAGAAGCTGTGACTCCAAGTGTTCAGGGTGGAGGTTCAAATGCACAATTAGCCCAAGCTTTAAATCTGTTCAATAAGGGAGGGATTGTAAGTGCCACGAAAGTTAACCAATAAAGATTCTTTGGCCCATCAGAGAATAGATGATCATGAAAAACTTTGCCTAATTATGCAAAGAGAAACTAATAAAAAAATTAAAGATTTGCATGAAGATATCCATAGATTAGAGAAGATAATGATATCTAGTTCTGCTTTTATTATAACAACTTTAATAGGAATTGTTGTTGCTCTTATCTTAAAATTAAATTAAAAGGCCTTGTGCGCCTTATCAGAGAAAACAATAAATTTAGAATTACTGATCTTAAAAGAGAATTAAAATACAACTATAAGAAGTATACAAGACAAGAGGAAGACGGCTCACGGACCTATAATGTAGATAATAAGAAAATACCTAGTGTTACTACCATTTTATCGGCCACTCAATCAAAAGATAAAAAAGCTAGCCTTGATGCATGGCGAGAAAGAGTTGGATATCAAGAAGCTGCTAGAATTACCTCTCAGGCAGCTCTCAGAGGGACAGAGATGCACTATGTTCTAGAAAACTACATAGATGGTCGTGGATACTTAAATCTCTCTCCAGAGGGGGCTCAGGCTCGTATGATGGCTCATGAAATAATTAACAATTTAGAATTATTAAAAATTGTATGGGGTAATGAAGTTTCATTGGCATATGATGATCAATGGGCAGGTGCTACAGATGTCGTTGGAATATATGATGATCAACCCACTATAATAGATTTTAAACAAAGCAACAAAATTAAAAGAGAAGAATATATCGAAGATTATTATTATCAAATAGCAGCATATTCATTAGCACATAAAAAACAATATGGATCTATAAGACAAGGCTTAATATGTATATGTACTAAGGATGTGATCTATCAAGAGTTTAAAATGGATGAAGAAAAATTAAAACAATATGAGGAGCTGTGGTTAACAAGAGTAAAAAAATACTATGAGTCTAAAGCCACTTCTGAGCCTGCTCTCCAAGAGTCTTAGCAGATAATTCAATCTTATTTTCTAAAGAATTTAAAACCATTTCATCAATTGTATCGTTAGCTATTATATCTACAATTGTGACTTGACCAGTTTGACCATGCCTATGAGCACGATCTTCGCTTTGCTGACGGACCTCCAAATTATAAGAATTGCTAAAATATATAACATGCCTAGCAGCAGTAAGGGTAAGACCATAACCACCAACGGTAGGATTACCAACGAGGAAGCGACATCTGTCATCATGTTGAAAAGTTTCAACACTATTGTTACGAA